CTCACGCGCAAGTTAAATCCCCCTTTGGTGGTAATCAAAAGGACCTTGAAATGGCAGGAGTGAAGGGAAGGAGCGGCGGCGCACGTCCCGGAGCTGGCCGCAAGCCGGTTCCGGCGACTATTGTTCCTGATGAAGTCGCTTCTGTGAAGCCTGGCGAGCCGCTGGACCCTCGTCCGACGCTGGAGCAGATCGCCCTTGGGCGCCTTGAGGTGAGCCCGCAGCAGCTCAAGGCGCTGTTGGCTCTGCTGCCCTATGTCCACACGAAGAAGGGCGAGGGCGGGAAGAAAGAGCAGAAGCAGGCCCAGGCTGAGAAGGTTGCAAGCCGGTTCGCGCCTGTTTCGCCGCCGAAGCTGGCTGCTGTGGGTGGTAGGTAGATCTGATGCCGCAGTGGACGACAGCCTGCCCGGACTGGGAACGCCGACTGGTGGCGCGCGAGTCGATCATCCCGCCACCTATCTACCTGGAGCAGGCGGCGCGTGCGCTGGAGATATTCAAGCAGCTTCGGGTCGTTGATCTTCCGGGCAGGCCGACCTTCGGGGAGTGCGCCGCTCAGTGGGTTTTTGACTTCGTTGCGGCGATCTTCGGGGCCTATGACGCCGAAACAGGCCGCCAGTTGATCCGCGAGTTCGGACTCCTGATCTCGAAGAAGAATACGAAGTCCACCATCGCGGCTGGGATCATGCTGACGGCGCTCATCATGTGCTGGCGGGAGGAGGAGGAGCACCTGATCCTGGCTCCCACGAAGGAGGTTGCGGACAACAGCTACAAACCTGCGGCGGCGATGGTCAGGGCTGATGAGGAGTTGAGCGCCCTGTTTCACGTGCAGGACCACTTCAGGACCATCACGCACCGCGTGAACAGGAACAGCCTGAAGGTGGTTGCGGCCGACACAGACACCGTTTCCGGCAAGAAGGCGGGCCGGATTCTCGTTGATGAGCTTTGGGTGTTCGGCAAGCGCTCCAACGCCGAAGCGATGTTCATGGAGGCGCTTGGCGGTCAGGTTTCGCGTGAAGAGGGGTGGGTGATCTACCTGACCACGCAGAGCGACGAGTCACCGGCCGGCGTGTTTAAGGAGCGGCTGGACTATTGGCGCCGTGTTCGTGACGGCGAGATTCAAGACCCGCGCACGCTCGGGGTGCTGTACGAGTTCCCCGCCCACATGGTCGAGTCCAAGGCGTACTTGGACCCGTCCAACTTCTACATCACGAACCCGAACCTAGGGCGGTCGGTCAGCCAGGATTGGCTCGAGGACAACCTGCGCAAGAACCAGTCCAAGACGGACGGCGCCTTGCAGCAGTTCCTCGCCAAGCATTTGAACATCGAAATCGGGTTGGCGCTGAGGGCGGACCGTTGGGCGGGTGCTGATTTCTGGGAGCGCCAGGCATGCCCGCTGAGCTTGTCTCAGCTCCTGGAGCGGGCCGAAGTCGTTGATGTCGGCATTGACGGCGGTGGGCTTGATGACCTGCTCGGGCTTTGCGTGATCGGGCGGGACGCTGAGACCCGCGAATGGCTGTGCTGGGCGAAAGCCTGGGTGCACCGCAGTGTGCTGGATCGCCGCAAGGAGATTGCGCCGAGGCTACTGGATTTCGCGGCCCAGGGCGATCTCGTGATCGTGGACGAACTCGGGCGCGATGCCGAGGAAGTCGCCGCGACGGTGTTCGAGATTGAGCAGACTGGATTGCTGGACAAAGTTGGGGTGGACCCTGCTGGCGTAGGGGCGATCCTTGATGCCTTGGTGACCGCAGGCGTCCCGCAGGAAAAGATCGTCGGCATCAGCCAGGGCTGGCGGCTCGGCGCCGCCATCAAGACCGCCGAGCGCAAGCTTGCTGAGGGGACGCTGAAGCACGCCGGGCAGCCTTTGATGGCCTGGTGTGTCGGCAACGCGAAGGTTGAGCCCCGTGCGAACTCGATTCTCATCACAAAACAAGCCAGTGGGTCGGCCAAGATCGACCCGCTGATGGCGATGTTTGACGCGGTGTCGTTGATGTCGCTGAATCCTGAGGGGAGCTTAGGTATGGATTCGTGGCTCAAAAGCCCCGTGAAGGTGGCGTCATGAAAGTGGGCTTGTGGCAGCGCGTTCGCGCCTCGCTGGGCTTTTCTCGTCCGTTGACGTTGAAAGACCCCGGGCTCTACGCATCTGCCGTGGACAGCGGCGTGGTCGTTAGCCCTCAGGCTGTCATGCAGCTTGACGCGGTTTGGGCCTGTGTGCGCCTTATCTCCGAAACCATCGCGTCGCTTCCGCTGGGGATATACGAGCGCACGCCTCAGGGCAAGCGTTACGCACCACAGCACCCCTTGCACTACCTGATCCACGACCAGCCGAACGCTGACTCCACGGCCACAGTGTTCTGGGAGGCAGTTGTAGCGTCGATGCTTCTGCGGGGTGCTGCGAGGATCGAAAAGCAGATCGTAGCCGGTCGTCTCGCTGGCTTGCTATTCCTGGACCCAGACCGCCTGACCATAACCACGGACACCCAAGGGCGCAAGACCTACCAATACCGGGAAGAAGGCGGGGCGCAGCGCAGCATCCCGGCAGATCACATCTGGACGATACCGGGTTTCACGCTCGACGGCATCAACGGCGTGTCGGTCATTGCCTACGGGGCCAAAGTGTTCGGCGCGGCCATTGCTGCCGAGCAAGCGGCGGCCAAGACGTTCAAGAACGGCATGCTACAAGCCGTGTTCTACAAGGTGAACACGTGGCTGAGGCCTGATCAGCGGACCGAGTTCAAGAAGAGCCTGGCGCAGTCGATCCAGCGCGGAGAAGCTCCTCTCCTGGAAGGCGGGACCGACGCGGGCATGCTCGGCATCAAGCCCTCGGATGCCCAGTTGCTGGAATCGCGGGCCTTCTCCGTCGAGGCCATTTGCAGATGGTTTCGTGTGCCGCCGTGGATGGTGGGCCACACAGAGAAGTCCACCAGTTGGGGGACCGGCATCGAACAGCAGATGATTGGGTTCTTGACGTTCACCTTGAGCCCGTGGCTCAAGCGCATCGAGCAGGCGATCACCAAAGACCTGCTCACGCCGGCCGAGCGGCTCAAGTTCTACGCCAAATTCTCGGTCGAGGGTCTCCTGAGGGCGGACAGCGCCGGGCGAGCCAATTTTTACGCCTCGATGGTCAACAACGGGATTCTGACCCGCGACGAAGTGCGCGAGCTTGAGGACCGCGAACCCATGGGCGGCAATGCGGCTGTGCTGACGGTTCAGTCGGCCATGACTACACTGGACGCCGTAGGCGTCGCCAACGAAAGGTGTCTCAATGAGCATTAAGACGCTACCGCAAGCCCCGATGTGGGAGCGGCCGGCGGGGATGAGCTTCCACCTCTCGCCCCGCGCCCTGTCGAGCTGGAATCCGCAAATCGTGGCCGCCGAGCGCGATTCTGGCCGCAGCATCGGCATTTACGACCCCATCGGAGCGGACTACTACACCGGCGAAGGTGTGACCTCCAAGCGCGTCGCGGCGGCCCTCCGCTCCATGGGCAAAGGTCCTGTGGTGGTCAACATCAACAGCCCTGGCGGCGACTTGTTCGAGGGCCTGGCGATCTACAACCTGCTTCGTGACCATCCTGGCGAGGTCACTGTGAAGGTGCTTGGCGTCGCCGCGTCGGCGGCGTCCATCATCGCCATGGCCGGCGATAAGGTGCAAATTGCCAAGTCGGCCTTCTTCATGGTTCACAACGCCTGGGTTGCCGTGGTCGGCAACCGCAACGACCTGTCAGAGCTTGCCAAGACCCTAGAGGGTTTCGATGCAGCAATGGCCGGCATCTACTCGGCCAAGACCGGTCTGAGCAAGCAGAAGGTGGCCGCATTGATGGACGCCGATAGCTGGATTGGTGGTGATGACGCCATCGAACATGGTTTTGCCGACGAGCTGATCGAAGCGGATCGGTCCTCGAAGGTGGAACGCTCCAAGGCCCTGACCGTGCGCCGGGTGGAATCCGCGCTCCGGGCGGCCGGCCTGAGCAAATCCGAAGCCGTCAAGCTGATTGCAGAGCTGAAGTCCAGCGCGGGGGACCCCGCTGGTGGAGGTGAGGGCGAGCCCACCCAAGCAATCGAGTCTGGCGCATTGAGCGCGACCGCCGAACTGGCGCGTTCGCTGACCCGTGTACTGAACTGAAAGGATCACCATCATGAACCTGGAACAAGACATCCAGACCATCCAGAACAGCCTGAAGGAAGTGAGCGAGCAGCTCAAAGAGCATGCCGTCAAAGCTTCCCGCAACGCCGAGCTGAGCACCTGGGCTAAGGAAAAGGTCGATGAGCTGCTCATCAAGCAAGGCGAGCTGCAAGCGCAACTTACCCATGCTCAGCAGGTCCTCGCCAAGCTGGAAACCCGTGGTCAAGAAGGCGGCCGCCCCCAGAGCCTGGGCGAGCAATTCGTGAACAACGAAGCCGTTCGCGCCTTCCTCGCCAGGACCAATCCGCGCGGTCGCGTCGATGTCACCTTCAATGCCGCCATCACCTCCGTCACGACGGACACGGATGGCGCCGCCGGCGACCTGGTGCAAAACACCCGCCTGCCGGGTGTGGTCGCGCTGCCTCAGCGGCGGATGACCGTGCGCGACCTGCTGAGCCCCGGACGCATGGATGGCAGCACGCTGGAATACGTCAAGGAAACCGGATTCACCAACAACGCCGCCCCAGTGGCCGAGAATGCGGCGAAGCCCGAATCCTCGATGAAGTTCGATCTGGTCACGACCTCTGCCAAGGTCATCGCCCACTGGGTCAAGGCGTCCCGCCAGATCCTGGACGACGCATCCCAGCTTCAAAGCATCGTGGACCAGCGCCTTCGCTATGGCCTGGCCTACGTCGAGGAGCAGCAACTGCTCAACGGCGACGGCACCGGCCAGAACCTGCTCGGCATCGTGCCGCAGGCCAGCGCCTACACCGCGCCGATCACTGTGTCTGGTGCGACGATCATCGACCAGATCCGCCTTGCCCTGCTGCAAGCTGAGCTGGCCGAGTACCCGTCCACCGGAATCGTGATGAACCCGAAGGACTGGACCCGTGTCGAGCTCCTGAAAGACAGCCAGGGGCGCTACATCATCGGCAACCCTCAGGGCAATGCTGCCGCGTCGCTGTGGGGTATTCCTGTGGTGACCACCCAGGCCATGCAGGAAGACAAGTTCCTCGCCGGCGCGTTCCGCCTGGGGGCCCAGTTGTTCGACCGATGGGAGGCACGCGTCGAGGTCTCCACCGAGAACCAGGACGACTTCATCCGTAACATGGTGACGATCCTGGCGGAAGAGCGCCTCGCGCTGGCGGTGTACCGCCCCGAGGCGTTCGTGTATGGTGACCTCGGCAACCTGCCGTAATCCGTAGAGAGGCGGGCGGGCTGAGAGGCCCGCCTGTAAGCTAAGCCATGCGAATCAAGTTCATCCCACCCGATCCCCGCGCCGGCCTGATCGCAGAGATGGAGCAGGGCGTGGCCCAGCGCTTCATTGACCAGGGCCTGGCAACTACCGACCTAGTCGAGAAGGCGGCCACGCCGTCTAATGCGCCCGCAGAAGCTGCCGCAGAAGCTGCCGCAGAAGAAAAGCCTGAGCGCCGTAGAGGAAAACGATGAGCATCATCAACATCGACGTGGCGAGGGAGCATCTGCGCCTGGAGCCGGACTACCCGGCGCAGCAGGTGCAGCCGTACCTCGATGCGGCCGAGGATGCGGCCATGAGATTCCTCAACCGGCGCATCTTCGCCGACCAGGCAGCCAAGGACGCAGCCGTTGCTGCAATCGACCTGGCGGCGGCCAAGCAGGCGCTGGACGACGCGGTTGAAGCCGCCGAGGCGCTGACAGACCCTGTGGCCAAGCAGGCGGCGATGGAGTACGCCTGCTATGTGTACCGGCAGGCGCTTTCTGAGGCCGATGAGACCTTCCGCGGCGTGTTGATGAATCCGCAGATTCAGGCGGGTGTCCTGCTCATCGCGGCGCACCTGTTCGAGCGCCGGGGCGACGCACAGGCAGCGATTCCGAAGGCGGCATACATGCTGCTGCACCCTTATCGAGAGGGGCTCGGTGTATGAACATTGGCTCGTTCAATAGGCGCATTTCCATCTGCGGCCAGTTTCTGAGCAGGGCCGGATGGCGCTCTATGACGAGGTGAAGCTCAACGTTTCCAAGATGGGGTTGTGATGGATATCGGACGCCTGGACAAGCGCCTCACTTTTCAACGGCGCAGCGCCGCGAAGGACGATTACGGCCAGGAGCAGGCCGTTTGGTCTGATGTGGTGACCGTTTGGGGCAACGTGAAGCCCATCGGAGGTCGCGAGAAGTTGCGCGCCATGGCGATCGGCTCGAACCTTACCCACACGGTTGCGACGCGTTACAACTTGGCGCTGTTGCCGCTGATCGATGCCGCCGCGATGCGCATCAGCTATCCCACTCCCGCAGGGGTTCGGTTGCTCAACATCACCGCTGCGCGTGATCTGGACGAAGCGCGGCGGTTCATCATCTTCGACTGCACGGAGGGGCCGCTCGATGGCCAGTGAACTTCACGTCTCAGGCCTGTTCGAGTTGGACAAGCTCTTGAAGGAGCTGCCGGCAAAGATCGAAGGCAACATCATGCGTGGCGCGATGCGTGCTGGAGCGAAGGTTTTTGCGGACCGGGCCAAGCAGATGGCGCCGGTCAAGTCGGGACAGCTGCGCGACAGCATCAAGGTCAGCACTCGGTCCAAGCGCGGCCGAGTCTCCGCAACTGTGCGCGCTGGCGGCAAAAAGGCGTTTTACGCGCACATGGTCGAGTTCGGCACCGCGCGCCACTTCATCAAGCCGCGCAAGCGCAAGAGCCTGTTCTTCGCTGGCTTGGCGCGCGAGGTTGTTGACCACCCAGGATCCGCACCAAAACCGTTCATGCGGCCGGCGCTCGATGGTGGCCAGGCTGAGGCAGTCAACGCGGCGGCGGACTACATCCGCAAGCGCCTGGCCAAGGAGGCGGCGAAATGAACGTAGAGATCATCGTCGGGGCGCTGCTCAACGCGCCAGCCATCACGGCGCTGGTCGGCGACCGGAAGGCGCTCGCGCAGCTGCCGCAGGGCACGGCGATGCCCGCGATTGTTTATCAGGTGATCGACGCGCAGCCTCGCCCGAACGTCAACTACGCGAGCGAACCGAACATGGCGGTTGCGCGCATACAGATCAATCCATTGGCGCAAGACATCGCCAAAGTGAAAGCAATTCATGCTGCGTTGCGTTCTGTGCTGGACTTCAAATATAATACGATCGTCGCCGGAAAGCGCGTTGTGAGCTGCAGGTTCAGCATGCTGGGTCTGATGGACAAGGACAACGAGGCCGGTGTATGGACGCAACCTGCCGATTATGTTATTATATGGTACGAATGAAAATTACGTACGCAAACGGTGTTGTGGCATCGACTTGTCGGTGCCGCTTCGGTTCGCCCGCATCCCTGTGGGCGTCACTTCTTGTCATTGAAGGGGAAATATCATGACTGTACGTACCTCCGCAGGGACCACTCTGCGAGTCTCCGCCTCCGCTCCGGCCACCTTTGACGCGACTGGCTACTCCGCACTGACCTTCACCACTGTCGGTGAAATCACCGACCTCGGCGAGTTCGGTCGCGAGTATGCGCTGGTCACCCACAACCCGGTGGGCACGCGCGGCACCCAGAAATTCAAGGGCTCGTTCAACGAAGGCACCATGAACTTGACGCTCGGCCTCGACACCGACGACGCAGGCCAGGTGCTGATGAAGGCCGCTTCACTGGCTGACACCCCGTACAGCTTCGAGGTGACCACGCAGAACGGCGACAAGTACTACTTCCAGGCCATGGTCATGTCCTTCAAGGTCAGCGTCGGCTCGGTGGATTCCATCACCACCGCGACCTGCACGCTCGAACTGACCACATCGCCTGGCGGCGTCGGCATCATCGAGTCGCTGGCGCCGTGATGATGCCTGAGAAGGCTAAGCGCGCACCGAGCCGGCGTCTGTCTCATCCTTCGCTGGGTGAGCAGGCGTCTGCCACGGGCAATTCATCACTCCCGCGAAAGGACCAACCCATGTTTGATATCTCCAAGCTCGCAGTCAAAGAAACTGCTGTCATCGAACTCGAAAGCCCCGATGGCGAGCCGCTGCTGAACGAGAACGGCGAGGTTTTGTCCGTCACCGTGTATGGGCCTGGCTCCAAGCAGTTCCAGCGCGCCCAAGGCAAGCGCAACCGCGCCATCCTCGAGTACGTCCGCAAGGGCGGCAAGAAGATGAAGGACGAGGAGCAGCGCGAGCTGGACGCCGAGTTCCTGGCCGACTGCACCGCCTCGTTCAACGGGTTCGTGTACAAGGACCTGACCGGCTACGAGATGTTCAAGGCCGCGTACCTAGACCCAAGCATCGGGTTCATCGCTGAGCAGGTCAACAAGGCGATCGGTGACTGGGCAAATTTTACGAACAAGTCCGCCACGACCTGATCATGTACGCTCAACAGCTGGCGTGGTTTCATTCCGCGCCGATTGACAAGAAGCGCAAGGTCGTCTCTTCTGGCGAGACTGAGCCAGACAAGCCGCTGACACGCGGCGAAAAGATCGTGCGCAACGGCGGCACACCGCTCATGCCGGACGTTGGCGCTGCCGCCTACCTTGTCGATTATTGGCACGACGTGGGGCTGGTGAGCGTTGGTGGGATGGGCCCAGTGCCCCTCACCAGCGTTGAGTTGATGGCGTGGCAAGAGGGGCGCGGTTTTCACCTCCAGCCTTGGGAGTTCCATATTCTGCGCGAGATGTCTCGGGCATACTTAGCGCAAGCGCACGCGAGCGAAAACCCTGAGTGTCCGCCACCATTCGGCGACCCGGTGAACGAGTTCGACCGCGAGGTGGTTAGCAAGAAGGTTACCAACGCATTCAAGGCATTCATTCAGGCGCAGCACAAACCATGAACATCGGAACCCTGACGATCGAGATGGCGGCAAACGTCGCACGGCTGTCCAAGGACATGGATGCCGCGCGCCGCACCGTGGAGCGTACGTTCGGCAGTATCGAGCGGGACGTTGCCCGCCTCAAAGGTCTGCTGGGTGGCCTGTTCGCTGGCCTGTCTGCCTCCGCATTCGTCGGGAAGCTCGTGGACGTGCAGCGCCAGTTCGACGTTCTGAACTCCAGCCTGATCACCGTCACAGGTTCGAGCGCGGCGGCTGCAAGGGAGTTTGCGTGGATCAAGCAGTTCGCTGCGACCACGCCATTCCAGTTGGCCGAGGTCACGCAGGCCTTCGTGAAGATGAAGGCGTTGGGTTTGGACGCATCCCAAGCGGCGCTCACCAGTTACGGCAACACCGCGAGCGCGATGGGCAAGAGCCTCAACCAGATGATCGAGGCGGTTGCCGACGCTGCAACGGGCGAATTCGGACGGCTCAAGGAATTCGGCATCAAAGCCAAGCAGCAAGGCGATCAAGTCACGCTCACGTTCCAGGGCGTCAGCAAGACCATCGGAAACAACGCGGCCGAGATCACCGCCTACCTGCAAGCCATCGGCGAGAACGAATTTGCGGGCGCGATGGCGCAGCGCGCGCAGACGCTGGACGGGGCCATCAGCAACTTGACCGACACATGGGACGAACTCTTCCGGACCATCAGCCAGCAGTCGGCGGGAGGCTTGATCTACG